TTTTTATCTGACCGAAACCGTAACTATTGCACCAGGGACTCTTACTTCTGTGCAAACCCAATCCGTTGTTGATCTCTCAGCATATGTTAATGTCCCAACTGGACAAGCGATTGCCATTGACTCAGTAGACTTCATCTATCAATTAGGTTCTGATTTTGCTCAAGAGGCATCATCCTTCCTTCAATCCAATGGAGCAGTTCAGGTTCAACTAACCGACTTAAACCCTGGTGTCGCTCAAATTCGTGCTGATGGTCAAAGTCTTGTTGCTTCGGGAGCAGTGAACATTGATGTCGCTAATAACATTGTTACTCATAATGTCGATCTATACCCAGATAATTTTGGCCCTGGTAATTTATCAGAGATGTTTTTGGTAGTCAATGATAGTCTTTATCTCACTGCTGGACCTTCAGGTGCGACTTCAAATGCTGCTGCTGAATTGTATGTTACTGCAAGAATACGATGTAGAGTTGTTAAGCTAAGTTCAAAAGACTGGATGGCCATTGCGATTCAAGCTACTGCTGAGGCTTGATACTATGGCTAACTTCTGCCATGAATGCGGAACGGCTACCCAAGGGAATGGAAAGCCTTCCCATTCCCATGTGGAAGTGAAGGTTAAAGTGAAAAAGACCAGGAAACCTTCTAAGTATAATCTTGAATACAAGAAACAATATGCTAAGCTGAAGAAAAAGCACCCGCGCTCTAAGTTTGCAGCACTAGCTAAGAAAACACATACAGCAACAAGAAAGGTGATGAAGCGATGACTGGAGTAGAAATTAGGTTATCACAAGACTTTGGACCATTACAAGTTGAATGGGATAGCGCAACTCAGACTTGGGGTTTAGATATTCAATACAATCTTGATGGAGATCAAAGTTGGAACAATTGGCATGGACTATCGAAAGCCGCATTGCCTGGTCTTCCCGTTCTCTCTCCTTATCTTTACACAATGAGTGTTATTGATTTAGGTGGAATGGCAATGGAGAAAGAAACATTCTTCCCAGTTGGTTCAACCATTCAAGATCCTGGAATGTATTTCAATGATGGTTCAACAACTCCTGCAATGTTAGTTCTTGATCTCATTACTGACAAACTTATTGATCCTTCAGAGATAATTGACTTTACCGACTTCTATTCTTCTAAGGGATCAATGTATGGAATGATACGCAATGCTGATGAAGACACGACTATCATCATGGGACAATACAGATTCATGACTTCTAATTCTAATCTAGCATTTTCTTCAATGATGAGAACTGAATTATCTACTTCTTTTTCTTCAGGAGAACCTACAGCAGCTTCAAAATTATATTGTTATCGTATAATCAGACCCTGGATTGATTCAGGGATTACTAAAATTCAGATTCCATCATCAAGATTCTATCTAACTGGAGTTAGAGATCAAGAGGAAGACTTAGTTTACTTGATGAGACTAAAGCGTTCTTATGAATTAGATCAATCTCAGAGTTGATTCAATGGTCGCGTATTTAATGCCGGTCATGGGCGGCTTGGTTAGATATGTTGCTATCAAAGGTTACACAAAGATAGGCCCTGAAGGAACAGCAATATTTCTAGCTGCAATGATTCATCCAGTATCCAGGCGGATCGCTATACGAATTGCAGGTGCTACAATTTATCATTCCACTATTTACTCCTGGAACATGACTTCTGCTGTCGCTAGAATTCTTTACCAGGAGATTATTGTTCCTGCTACTATTCAAGTGATAACCAAAGTTACGCCCTGGTATCTTTCACTCACCAGGTTCGGCGGTGCTTCGGGTGTGGGCGTTACAGCAGGTGTTACTTTTTTTGCTATCGCTTTCCCCATTGCAATGGCTACAACTGACAATGCGTCGTACGGGGATCTCTATACTGAAGAGATAGCGGTTTACGAGCATACAGCACTTGGTCAAGGTGGTGCTGGTGGTGGGGGAATGGTGATTTAATGTTTGAAGAGCTTGAGAAAAGAGTTCAGAGATTAGAACGCTTGATCTATTTACTCATTGGGCTTCAGATTCCCGACCTTCTTCCCTACCTTGGAGTCCTTTGAAGGATTGAATGCTTCAGAGAATTTGGGAATTATGTTTTCAAAGCACCAATTGCATATTGAATAAATTCCAATCACTTTGATAGTTCTGCCAAATCCCTCATGCACTGAACACATGTGGCAAGTCAATATATTCCTTCGATAGTTTGATTTCGTTCTCATTCTTCATCCGTCCACACTGGTTCTAATAACCAATCTCCAAAACTACCACCTGCTCCACTGAGTTCGTAATCGAAGTAAAGACCCGCTTCATCCTTAGACTTTGTATATCCTGAATAATCAGGCATCCAATAAACTAATTGTGAAGCGTCGTACCAATCAGAGATAAAGTCGTTAGGGTTTTTGCTTGGGAAGATGGATCTCTTCAAACAAATGATGCGATATTTTCTAACTCGACTCATTCTAAATACTCTCCCGGTAGTTTTGTTTGAATGATTGGGATTAATGACAGTCTAAACCCACAAGTAGGGCAATGTCGTATGGCTGGGGTTGGGTATACGCGCTCATAATTGCAGGCTCGACACTTGAAAAGGTGCTCAGGCTTAGGTATATCAGACTCTTCTAAGAGTTTTTGACGCACCCAATGAGAGAAGTTCTCCTTCTTAGCAGCTAGTTCAAATGAGTTCAGACACAGGTTTATCAATTTTTGTCGCATTAATTAGTCCTAACCAGTATGTCTTATATATATAAGAAAGTGATTTGAATAACACTAAGTGTAAAAATGATACTTGCTATACTATAGACGGTGGTAAATAATTGGGGAGTGGTGTGGTGAGGGAGAGTATCTTATGGTGCGCCCGTATAATCAAGATTGAAGTGAGGTGTAGTTGCGAACACTTAGTTTACTTTATACACCGCTTTGTGCTGGAGTTTGTATGGCCACCGCGAAAACAAGCTCTTTTTATCTGACCGAAACCGTAACTATTGCACCAGGGACTCTTACTTCTGTGCAAACCCAATCCGTTGTTGATCTCTCAGCATATGTTAATGTCCCAACTGGACAAGCGATTGCCATTGACTCAGTAGACTTCATCTATCAATT